CGGTCGGCGGGGACGGACATGGTTATGTCCAGAAAATGTGCAGGTGATGAAATAGCCAACGAACCAACCCAAAGACCAGCAACCCAGCGACTGCACCCGCTGCCATCAGGAAGAACACAAAGCCTTTCATGTCGAACATGGTTAACCTCTCGTACTGATCGTTGTGGCGCTTTGCCCTTTAGGTTGATTGCCTGGCGTGATGCTCACGTTCCCTGATCCCATGTTCCCTGGATCCGGATAGGGGTCGTTGCTTTTCTGTTCTGCCTCTCGCTGTTTGAGTTCTGCGGTTGGGTTCAGCCCGGCCGCACGCCATACGGTTTCACGTGAAGCGCCCAGTGCCTGGAGTTTCAGTGCGCGGTCAGCCCGCTGGTTGGGTGTGTCGGTGCGGCGCTCGGCGAATTTGACGGTGAATTCTGCGTTGTCCGGGTTGATGCCCTGCAATAACAGGTCGAGTTGGAAGCCGAGCTCGTAGACGTAGGCCTGTGTGTCCTGGAGTGCGTCGATTTCCTCGAAGTAGTCGTTTTTGAGGTCCTGCAGGACGTCGCGGCTCAGGCCCTCGTTATAACCAAAAATGCCTTTGGGCGCGGGTGCGCCGGAGAAGAAGGTGTCGAGCAGGTAGCTGACGTCGGCGATCTGGTCCAGGCTGGCATCACCTTGGATGGCATCGACACGGCCGTCACCGTTGACGTAAAAATCGGTGGTGATGTCGGTTTTTTCTTCTTCCACAGCGGCACGGTATTTGTCGACATCCTCTGAGCTCATGCCTTTGAGGATGTGCGCCAGGCGCAGCGGGGCACGCGTGCGCCGGCGGATCACCAGGTCTTCCTCGGTCATGCACAGTTTTTTCCAGACGCTGCGCGTGGCGTCCAGGTAGGGGCGCCCCATGGCGCCCAGGTCGTCGTAGTTGTCTGGTGTGAGGCGCACCAGGGACAGTTGCCACAGGGGGAAGGTGGCGATGACGCGACCGCTGCTGAGGTCGTGTTGTTGGTAGGCCTGCTGTGGGTTTTCGAAGCGGCCGGTACCGGTGACGTTCGGCACGATGGTTTCGGTGGGCATGCGAATGCACGCGGCCACGCGGTTGTCGGGGCCCAGTACCCACTGCAGGGGCAGGTTGCCTTCCATGAACAGGCCTCTGGCATCGGATTTGAGTTTTTCCATCCGGTCAAGGTGCAACCGGCGCTGGAATGCGTCCCACGCGCGGATGATTCTGCGGTTGGCGCTGGAGGTTTCCAGGATCAGGCCACCCTGCACGGCGGAACTGGCGGTGCGTTTGTGTATTTTTTTCACTCGGCCATCGATGCGATCCATGTGGCGGATGTCGAGGATGGCGGAGCGTAGCTCGGGGTCGACCCACATGTGTCGGTAGAGGTATTTGAGCTGGTTCTCCTGCGTGGTGCGGGAGCCGCGCTCGGTGTTGGGGGTTTCTGTCTCGCCCGGCAGTACGGGCGAGGCCTGCGCTGACTGGCCGCGCGCGCGATGGCGCTCCAGGAATCGTGATATGACACTCATGGTGTGCTCCTCATCAGGCTGGCAGCCCGGTGCAGGCCGGCCAACGCGCTATAAATGTGCAGTGAGACGCCGGCTTGTTGCAGGAGCTGCTCACGGGTTTTGCGACGCAGTTGGATGGTGGTGGCCACCGGCGATACGCCGCGCGTGGCTAACGCCCAGACAGCGGCCATGGTGGCGTCGAACAGGTCGTCGCCGAGTTTGGCATCGGCCATTTTGTAGCTGGAGTAGCTGGTTTTTGTCGGAACCGGTTTGATGTTGGGCAGCTGACGGACCAGCAGGCGCAAGTCGGCCAGGTCCGGGTCGTCGGGGTTCTGGTCGTCGAAGTATGGGATGGCGGCGTGGCCACCGTGGAAGACGGCGCGCACGGCGGTGGCCATCTGGTGTTTGGTCATGCCCTCGAAGCGGATGGGGGAGAAGGCCCACTCCGGCCAGGTGCTGGCGGTGCTGTCGCCGTCACTGATTGCGCGGCGGTCTGTGGGGGTCAGGCCCTCGGCGAACAGGTCATCGTTCAGCGAGGTGAGCATGCCGACACCGTAGGCATCGCCCATGGCGTAGTCGGGCATAAAGTATCGCCAGAAGCCGAGCAGGTCGCGGCGGACGACGTTGTCGTCGGCGCCTGGCGGCCAGGTTTTGCAGAAGACGACGCAGGTGAAGTTGCCGATCTGCTCGAGCACGACCAGCGCGTGACGAGAGCTCTGTGGGTTTTCGCCGTGGCCGCCGGCGTCGTAGCCGAACGCGAGCATGCCGCGTTTTTTGTATTGCATGCCGGGCAGCGGCTGCGCCAGGGCAAGGCTGGCCTGCAGGCCGATCTGCATGGCGCGGCGGACGTGTTTCTCCCAGATCAGGTTGCGGGCGGAGACGTTCCTGCAGAGCAGTTGGCGCAGGTATTCGTCCGGCGAGAGCTGGTCACGCATGTCCAGTATGAATTGTGTATTGAGGATGCCCATTTCCATGCCGAGGTAGGCATCGATGGTGGGCAGGATGTGGTATTTGCCGCTATTGATCAGGTCGGTGAGGGTGTCAGCCCCTTTGAATACGCCGGTGATGCGGATCTGCGGCTCATTCCGTGCCGTTTTGCTGGCGCCCAGCCGGCGAGCGGATCCCATCATGAGCAGGAAGCGCGAGAACAGGCGCTCGCGCGGCATGTCATCAACTTCTTCCAATGAGGCTACGGTGAGGTCTCCACCGTCGACCTGCGCCATGATGCCATAGGCCCGTGATTGGCTGCGGTTGGCAAACTGGTAGTACGTATCGGCAATCTGCCGGCGACCGCTTTTGTGTGCGATATAGGCGCTGAGGATTTCTGACCGGCGGATGGCATCGAGGTGATAGCCGAGGTTAACCAGGCTTTGCGCTTCGCGCGGCGATACGATGCCCAGTTCCTGATCGGCGTTTTTTGCCAGGTACTCCTGGATGTACATCTCCTTGACGGCGGTCTTGCCGGTTCGCCGGCAGGAAAAATCGACACTGTTGCTGTTGTTGTCCATCTGGATCATCTTCAGGACCTGCATCGTATCCAGTTCGACGTTGTGCACGTATTTGTGCCAAAGCGCATGGTCGTGTGCATAACGCTGGATCTCGACCTCGGCGACGTTCTGCAGACGGATCCGCTGTGCGGCTGATACGCGCTCAGCCATCGTCAGCCTCGCCATGTTCGATCAATACGTGGTCTCGCTTCAGATTCTGCTGGCTGATCGTGATTTGTTCGCTGAGTTTTTCCAGCGCCTGAGTCTGGCGCTCCTGGTATTCCAGCGCTGATTCTTCGTCAGCCGTCTTCCCGTCGAGATAGCCCTGCATGGCTGCTGTTTCATCGTGTGATTTTGGCGTCATTTCCAGATCAGCCAGCGTCATGGCGTTCTTTGCCAGGTAATCGATCAGGGGTTTGAGGAGGGGGTGAGCTTCCAGCTTGTGGAGCTGCACCAGTTCGCCGGTGGTGCTATCGGTGTATGCAGCCAGGTGGAATTTCCCATCCTTGTCGTAATACCACTCGGGTGATTTCAGGCGAGGACCACCATCCATGGCGATGATCAGCAGCATGTCATCGATGAGGGCCTGTACCCTCGCCTGGGTATCAGCCCGATATTCCATCAACATCGACGGATCGCCGCTCTCAAATGCGACCTGGTGTTTCAGCAAGAGCTCGGCGCGCTTGAGACAGGCGCGCTGCGCCACACAGGCACGTGTCTCCAAGTGCTCACAGCCCTCGCAATGCGGGTATTTACCGGGTTTGGCCGGGAATACCATGGCTGTCCGTGCGAACAGGCCATGTTTCATGCCGTTGAAGCGGGTTAACCGCGCCTCATCCGGTGTAGGATGCCCGTCGAGATTGGCGGCAGACGCCGCCTTCCCCTCGACGGTTTTCGGCCCCGTCGATTTCGACCAGGCCTTCAGCAGCCCCTTCTGCCACGCGGCCTGCTCCGCCTCGGAATGACAAACCGGGCACTCGGCATAGTAGGCATGCGGATGCCAGTCCTGCTCCGGGGCCGATTCGACACGGTCAGGCTCGGCCTCAAACGTGTGACGGCACACGCTGCAGATGAACGCAACAGAGTTAAGTGGATCCAGACGCGGTATTCCCATGCGTCCAGATGATCACCTATAAGTCAATGCAAAACAGCGGGAAAGGCTGCTATACGGGCAACGCTATGCAGCCAGTCTGAGCCTGACCGGTAGATTTTCGCTGATCGTTTTTGTGCCCAGCCAGGAACGCTTGGGGAGCCATATTTCCTCACTGGGTACTATTCGACCTCCATCACTGGAGGTCGAAACCCGTGTTGAGGCAATAAATTCTGGCCGGTATGTGATCACAATATCACTGTCGCCGACCTCAATATGCTCGATGAAGCTGGAAAAAAAAGCCCTGGCTCTCTTTGGGTTATTGTTTTCCTTGATTATTTCCGTCAAAAAGTCGGCCAACTCATCGGTATCAGCCTCCGTGATATCGACAACCGGCGGAGTCTCGTTACAGATGTCATCGATCTCCCGCTCCAGTGTCAGGCGTTGATCCTCATGGTCCTGCAGACGGTGCACCAGCATGCCAACATTCACGGCTCTGGAGCCCAGTTCCTCGATCGTCTCCATAATGTTGGCTTCGGCGTGCCGGATTGACTCAATCTCACGCGTTTTCTTGCGGACCCGATCATTTCGCTCAGTCAGCCAGCGGCCGGCGAATTCATGCATGTCTTTGACCAGTTGCCGAAGATTTTCGGTGTTGAATATACGCCTGCAGATAACGTCGACGATGAAAGGGTCGAGGTGGTCGGCCCGGATGGCGTGACGGCGGCACGCGCCGTGTTTCTGGTTCGCACGGCAGTTGTAGTAGCTGTATTTTCCGCTTTTTGCGGTTTCGATCTGGAGGCTGGCGCCGCACTGCGCACATTTCATCATCCCGATAAACAGCCAATTGCTGTGTGGCGTCCCTGACGGGCTGGTCGTAAGGTCATCCATCATGCTCTGTACGACCTCCCATTTAGACCGCTCGATTATCGGCTCGTGGCTCTGAACCACAATCCACTGGTCTCGCGGACGTTTCCGGCCCGTTCGGTTATCCCGCTTACCGTAGACTACGCAGCCGATCACGCTCATGTTGCGCAGCAATGCGGAGATTGAGTGTTTTGCCCAGCGTTTCCCGCGGTTTGTCTTCCCCAGGTCATTCAGCAGTTGCGCAATGTATTTCGCGCCGTGCCCGTCGATGCGGTACTGGAATATCTCGCGAACAATCGCTGCCTCCGATTCCTTCGGGTGTAGCCGTTTCCGCTTTGGGTTGTCGTCATCAGGGCGGGGTTCGTAACCAAAGGGAGAGCGACCTCCATTCCAGTAACCCGACTCCGCGTTCATTCGCATGCTGCGCTGCGTGTCAGCGGATATCTGTCGGCTCTGGACCTCGTCAAACACTTCCATCACGCGTTCCATCATGAAGCCGCTCATGGTGTCCTGGTCGATGTCGCAGGACACGTATGCCAGGCGCGTGCCAGCCTTTTCCAGCCGGCGCTTGTAGATCGCTGAGTCAAACACGTTGCGCGCGAATCGGCTGGTCGACCAGGTAACAAACAGGTCGATCCCGTGGCTTTCGCAAAATGCGATCGCAGCCTGGAATTCCGGTCGATCATCAGCTCGACCAGATACGCTGCCATCGATGAAGGTGCGTACGACCCGCGCATGGAGCTGCTCAGCCTTTCGTTCGCAGCGCTCGATCTGGCTCTGCAATGGCAGTTCCTCGTCGGCCTGTCGTTTGGTGGATACGCGTGCGTAGATGATGGCTGTTTTTTTCATTGGAATATCTTAACTCCGGCTAAGGATGCGTTTTACGTGTAACAAGCTGATCTGTTCACATAGAACGGCTCGAACCTGATCGCGGATGGCTTCCGGTGAAACACCCTGATCGCCCAGTGTCAAAATGAAGCGGTTCCGCTGGTAACGCAGAAACGTTGACCAGGCCGGCACGTGGATCCTATTGTCACCGCGCTCCCGAGCTGCATCGCTGAGTCGTTGCCAAACCATGAGCGCTGCGTCCACGCCAATTTCTGTTGTCAGGTCCAGCAGCCATTGCGGGAGACCGATCTCGCGGAGCTCATTGAGGCGCGAATCGCTCATTGTGCACCTCCGAGGATGCCCTGACATCCCTGTCCGGGCTGCCGGGAAATTATCCCAGGCTGTTGGCGAGTATCTCCTCGGCGCGGGAGCGGAAATCGGTGAATATCGAGGCGACAGCCAGGCCAGGGGCTTCGATATGCCGGTTGCTGTCGCAGGGATAGGCTTCGTCCAGTGACTCGGTGATAAAAGTTAACCCATCTGCGAACTGAATAATGCCGAGGGCGGCGTCTTCGACGACATCCCAGGCCGCTTTGTGGCGCAGCACTTCCTGGATAAGCTGATCCCTGTTCATGGCCTGTAAATAGGGCGGGGTTACGGTCTGATTTGTTGCGGTCATGATGACCTCCTTTGTGTTCTGTTATTGGTGGTACACCCCTGGTAAGGGGTGGCCGGGTGCTAACAACCGCACAAAGACGGCCGAGGGTATTCCCGGACGAACCGGTCTTGTATTTCCCTCGACACCCGACCATAACTCGGAGACACAAAAAAACCGCAGACTGTCGGGCGCGGGTACCGCTTTGTGAAGTGTTGTTAGCACTGTCAGTTACGGTAAACTCCGGCCCGTTGAATGTCAACAAAAGCGCGGTTCGTGAAAGGGAGACTCGAGATGAACGAAGAACCCACAGCGCTTTGCCCGTACTGCAACGCAGTGCTGGTGAAGCACCCCACCAGAAAATCGAAATGTCCGCATTGCAGTAAGCCGATTTTTGTAAAAAAAACACCTGATAACCGTGAGAAGCGACTAATGACAGCAGATCAGGCGGCTGATGCAGAGCGTCAATGGGATGCGTACAACCAGAAGCAGTCTCTGAAGAAAATAAGTGAATCACTGGGTCTGACGCATGAACAGATCGATGGAATGGATCTTGTCGAGGCGCTGGAAACAATCGCTGAAACAGGAACTGCTTACCAACGGAAAATTACGTTTTCCCAGTTAGCCATTGAGGATGATAGAAACGACAAGGATTTTTCTGAGCACCTAAAGCAATCGAAACGCTACCAGCTTCTGGAGTGCGCAGAGAGCGGTGAGGCTTGGGTGACAATAGTGGCGAATGACCGCCGCACATGTTCATGCTGTAAAGAGCAGCATGGGCGTGTGCTGAGCATAAAAGAAGCAATGCAAGAAATGCCTCTCCCGCATCCGGGATGCACGAATAGCCTGTTAGGTGACCGGACAGGATTCTGCCGCTGCTACTATGAGAGCCGTCTCGAAGATGAGCTCTGAGGTGCAATCCGCGCGGCGCGCGATTTTTTGAGCCCCCTACTGGGGGTTTGAAAATAGTGTAGATATCTGATGGACCACCCCCCCACCGGAGGCACCCCCACCCTTCCTGCCGACCCCCCACCCCCAGCCTGGTGCCGGAGACTGGTGTCATTCTGCTATCCGAACTGCGCATTACGTTACACACCACGGCTGCAACCCCCTGAAACCACTGGGCCACACACCCCTCCAACTGCGCTTTCTGACAGTACGCGCAGCTCAGAGAGTTCTGTCTGGCTAGTGAGTTAGGCCGTTTCAATGTCGGTTTTCCGTCGCATCCATCGATATCCCGCAAGGGCCGACATCAGTGGATTGTAGAGACTACGGTGGCAGACCCAATGAGTGTTCTGAATGCCTATTGGCCCCAGACAGACGTTCATGGCTTTTTGCGCTCCAGCTTCTTCACCAGCTGGGTTATAGGAGTCTCGATATCCTGAAACGGGTTCGCTTTCGCTACAGCACGCGTCAGCTGGCGCGTGGCGAGCTTCGTGTAGATCTCGGTGTTCTCCGGTTTCTCATGGCCCATCAGTGCCTGACGGGTCAGGATGTCGATCCCATACTCTGCCAGTTGAGTGCCGTACAAGTGGCGCATGGCATGGGCGTGCAGCTGGCCGTCCGGGATCCCGGCGTGGCGCCCGCGTTTCTTTATCATGTTGTCAACGCTTCAGCGTGAAAGCCGCCTGGCTTCGCCTCGGTACTCATGAAGGGGCGTCTTGCGGTCCATGGTGGACACGAACAGTACGCGATCGCCGTCTGGTAGGGTGCGATCGATGTGGGTCAGGTCTTCGTGCCCCAGGTATGCGTGGATGATGTATTTAACATCGTGCGGGGCCGGGACCAAACGTTCTTTTTTCCCCTTCTCGGTGATCTTGATAATTAACCACTCTTCCCCCTCCACATCAACAAAGGTCAGGTCTGACTCATTCAGGTTTAGCAGCCCGCTCACGCGGAATCCGCAGCAGATTAGCGTCATGATAATGGCGCAGTCACGGACGCCCTGAAACGTGTCCAATTCTGGCTTCAGCTGCTCGAAGAGGGCTCTAGCGTATTTCGTTTCCAAAGGAGTGGGGAGCTTGTTGCCTGATACCGGGTAGGGCACGCCTGCGGCTGGGTTGTCGGCACGCAGCCTTTTTTTGCTCAGCCAGGTATAGAAACCCCGGATGGCTGCAACAATCGCCCGCCGGCTCTTCGGAGAAAGGCCCGCTTTGAAGGCATGCATGCCGGTGAACTCCTCGAGGTCGTCGGTCGAGGCCTCCAGCAGGCTAACGCCTCGCTCTTGGGTAAGGAACGTGCTGAGCCCTGATAGATAGCCTCGGTATTTATTCACAGTCGTCGATGCCCTTCCTTGGTTGTGCTGTTTATAGGTAAGCCATTCGTTAACCAGGTCTAGCTCGACCATGACTGGATATCCTCCAGGGTGAGTAACTTAATGCCAGACAAAGCGAATATTTTTTCAACCTCCGCGCGGCCTACCGTGGTTGTGGTGAATCCTTGCACCCCTATTAACAACAGGAATTTATCGTTCATTTGCATTCTTAAAGGGATCTTTTGCTGTCTGATTTGACGTAACGTTGCCGGGTATTCGTCCCCCAACGATGGTTTAACTTCGCAAAATATTATACCGCCGTAGTGACCTATATTAGGGCGATTAAACCCTTCTTCATCGCACCAGCGACCTCTGCCTAACCTTGGGGTAGGAAGATCCTTTTCTTCCAAAACAAATCGCCTGGATTCCTCCTGAGTGTATTCCCAAGAGACATCACAACCATCCTCGAACCTAACTCTATGGCACAATTTTTTTTTGATGTCGGCAACCTCATAATGCCCCCACTGTCGAGGAAAATATTCATAATATTCACTACCTCTTAATGAACCGCGGGACCCGATATTCCGGCCTATTACCATCTCGGACAAATGTAAAAGGAACTCTTTGTCCAGGAACCGCGCCTGCAGCGCGTTGTGCTCCGGGGTCTCCTGCTCACCGACGACGAAATGATTGGTGATGAGTTGGTAGGTGACCTCGTACCGCTTAGAGAACCAATCCTGCTTCATGAGCCAGTCGATGTATTGCGGATCTTTCGCGGCCACCTGCTCGATAGGCTCTCCAGCATATTTTCCAAAAGGCATCGTATCTTTCATCTTCAAAACTCCTCTTACATTTACACGTTAACACTCTCAGCACTTGCACCCGGAGCACCCAAACAGCATAACATTATGTTATTTATACTTTTTTATTGGGTGCAAGTGATCAAACCCACTTACACCCTTCACTTCCACCTATCATTGTTTTTCCCAGTACTTTCAAATAGTTAATAGGGTGCAAGTGGGTTTTTTGGGGTTGGTCACTTGCACCCAACTTGCACCCGGAGCACCCAACTTGCACCCTCACTTGCACCCAATTATTTACCTTAAAAAACATTTATTTATAAGATTTGGGTGCTCCGGGTGGGACCTTTCTGAAAAATGCCCCCTCTTATGTAGCAATTGCTTACAACAAACCTTCACTTTGACTCCTAAGTTATTGATAGTTGGTTGAGAGTGTGGCGCGAACGTTCTTGCGCCTTCGGCGCAGTATTTGCCGTGGGTCAGCTATCGCTCCAGGTGAAGTCCGCAATCCGGGTGCCGTGCACTGTTCGGTTGTGGGTAATCGACCAGCCTGCCTCGCTCAGCGTGTCACGCTCGTTATTGATGCGGACACCTAGTTGCTTAGGGTTTTGAAAGGGCACCTTGATGCCGTACTCACGGCCGTAGCGCTGCATCATCGACAGCAGGTCTGACGTCGACGCGGAGAAGGAATAGGTCTGACGGCCGGTCGAATTACCAAACTCGTCATCGATGGGCGTACGCATGACATCAATACCCATCAGCTGGCACCAGACCTCATCCTGATATTCCTCAGCGTGGCGGGAGAAGTCGATCAGGAACACACGCCGCAAGCCTTCGATCAGCTGCAGGACCGAGTTGGTACCCTGTTCGCTCTCTCTGGCGTGCTCATCCTGATAGCGGATCCACTCATCGAGCAATACAAACTCAGGCGCGCGATCGCCGGCGTCGACCTTCAGGTCCTCCGGCAGCGGGATATAGTACAGCAGGGCTTTTGTGATCAGCACCAACAGCGCCAGATATTCGGTGGTGCGGTCCTTGCTGAACCGCTTGTGATGCTCACGGATGTACTTAATGTACACCTCACGCCGTTCCACATCGGGCAGGACACGTTCCGCCAGCACCTGTATCCAGGCGCTCAGTATCTCGTTGCGGCGCCCCAGCAGCTTCAGGTTATTGTCTGTCTCGACAAAATCGCTGCGCTGGTAGCGCTTGCTGAACTCAATGATATATGTGCGATTGATCAGCTCAGGCTTGGCAAACGGCTCGATCGCTGTAATCGCCACCAGGCAATTCAGCTTCTCTGTGGTCACGCCAGACTCGGTGCCATGCGCACGCTTGATATTCGTGGCGCCGGTCGCT